CTGTGGCAAATCCTGACTAGTGACTGTTTCGACCACTTTACTATTTTCTTCACTAGTGATATCAAGTTCGTCTGCAGGCGCTACATCGAATAGTTCTTCTAATTTTTTTGTCATACTAATAGTTATCCTTAGCGTTTACCATTGTGAAAAATATCGTCTTCGGTTACAACTCTAAATCGCAATCCTTTATGCTTTGCCCATTTAGCAGCGGCTTCCCATTTAGCGTGATTAATAGCAATTGCAAGTTTTTCTTTTTCACGAGTTTTTTCTGTTAACATGGTCTGTGCTTTAGGCTTTATTTCTATAAGTTCTGCATGTTTATTTCCACGTTTGTCCTGATACATTACAATAAAGTCTGGCACATATACTGTACCTTTTCCTGTAAGTGGATTACGATAAGGTATTTGTATTGCTTCACTTGCCCAACTTATTACACTTGGATTATTGTCGCAGAAACGCATAAATGCATGTTCCCAACCACTTCTATATCGAGGTGCTTTATTTCCACTATATTTGTCTGGATTTGTAATAGTATATACGCCGTTGGCATATTTGTTACGACTAAACATTATGCACTCACTTGGCGTGCTATGTTCTCATTTGGTGTAATATTTGCCTCATATCCAAGTAGACTTGTAGTCCTTCTACTTAGATTTAAAAACGTAGGAACTGCACTTTTAAGATCACTACTTTGTTCAAATTCTTTGATAATATCTACAATGTTAATGTTAAGTTCATTAGATGCTTGTATGACTGCAGCAGTTAAAGCTGCAGCGGCATCTTCGTTGTTAGTACGAGCTACAAAAAAACTTTTTGCAGCTTCATATTCCATGTCTGTCATACTAATTTGTGCTGAAAAATAGTTAGTAAAGTAGTCCTGAACACGTTGATCAAAACTATCTGCCGGGCTTACTATTGGTAGATTTGTTGCTTGTGACATATTATTTTTTACCTACTAGTTTGCTAAAGTATTGAGTTACATCACTTATTTTGTTTGCGTCACTGGCTGTTGCATCAACACGCGGCACTGTCTTTGCATATCCAAGATCTGTGTTCTCTATTCTTGCTGTATTATTATATGTTTGAACATTTTGTCCTTGGCTACTAACAACATTACCTCCACCGATAATGCCAGAAGCAAATCCTGTTGCTGAATTTGCAATACCATCTGTGATGTTGCCGGCAAAATTACCAGCAATATTTTCAACTAAACCAGTAACTGGAACTAGTATATTACTTGTACTTTTTTTGCCTGTCAATAAATTGTTTGCAAAAATACTAAGTGTATCTGTCAGAACATTGCCAGTATTAAGTCTTGTCTCATTGAACACTATTTCAGCATCCTTGATAACACCAATCACATTACCTTGAAATAGATCTTTTGGCTGTTGTCCTGCTACACTAACAGTCTGTCCATTGATAAATGCTTCTGTATCTGTATTTGTGGTTGATAAATCGCTGGTTTCTACATCATAATGTATATCAGCAAAACCACGTGGCGTAATATCGTTTACATGACCTGTTGCATACTTTACAGTTTCATATGCAAGTTGCATAGTATTTTCCATAAGTCCACCATTTGCATATGCATGACTGTCATGATTAAATGCAGTGATGATAGGATTAATAAGTGTGTATTCAGCAAACTTGTGATTATTCATACTATAAATTTTAATATTTTTAAAGAATCGTTTATTGCCTCTTTGCATGCCCCACTGTTGTTGCACACGGTTACTATATTTGTCATATGCTGTATAACTGTTACTATCTAGATCATATGTACTATCTGCATTATAATAGATATAATACTTGTGCCACATATTACGAATAAGTTCTTTTGCATCATCATGGAAACGTACAACAATAGGATTGTAATTCATACTGTGATGGCTTTGTACTTTTCTATTATACTGATTGTGTGTTTGCACATCTACAGTGTATGTAGGTAAGTCAACACTTTTTACTAGAATAGGTATTTCCAGTTGCTCTATTGTATTGAATAATGTTGCAGCTTCTGCTGTAAACTCAAATACTACATGAAAAAGATTACTAAATCTTGGCTGTAGCTCGTAGTTATTGTCAACAAAAGTGCGTGACGCATGTTTGTAGTCACGCACTGTTTCGCCTTCAGTTAAAGGTGATAGATTTGGATTTACACTAGCCATTTGGAAGTACTCCTATTAGCCAGTAATAGTTTGACCTAGTGTTCTCGCTACTGCTGATCCAATACCGTCACCAAGTGGTGTTTGTACAGCATTATCAAATCTAATACTCATTGTAATCTGTACTGGCTCCTGTGATGCATAATCTAAATCATTGTAGTTAATGTTCTGCACAAAGCAACCGTATAATTCCCAAGTCTCAAGTACATTTGGAGTATTTGCTCCGTTACCACCGTCTAGTAGTTCAAAACGTGTTACAAACTTGTAATCAATACCTGAACTAGCACTACTCTGCTCCATGAAATCAAACTGCTTTTGGATTTGCTCTCCGCACAATTTAGTTACACCACCATTGACATCGTCGCGTAGATTGACTGTAATTGGATCCCAAGTATGCTTACCTGCTAGATAAACTTTACTGTTATAAATCTCAATCATTGACTCTTCAAATGTCACTGCTGGGCGAGTAATATTCATTACTTGCTTTGTCATCTCTGTACGAGGTGTACTAATACCAAAGTTCTCAAATGACGCACGGAAGCGATATTTAAGTTTTGGCATAAGCAAGCCTTGACTTGCTGCGCTTTGATCACCGTCAATAGGTACTGTAAATTTTGTTAATGATGAAACTGACATGTCGTTTCGCTCCTATCTTAATTATAAAAGTATTTATCTAATTCAAGTCATTAAAAAAGAGGGGCAATTTCAGCCCCCCTTTTTACCTTTTTTTATTAAACAGTGCTTGCTGCCGCTACGTTTCCGCTTGCAATCTCACCTGTGTTCTTAAGTCTAATTGGAATAAAGATAAATTCCGCCGCCTTAGTAGGTTCAATAGCAACATCAACGTATAGTTCGTTACGATCAATTCTTCCTGGTGTGTTATTAGTTTCATCACACACTACCAAGTAATCAAATACACCACGCTTTGCAACCAAATCATTAAGTGTCTGTTCAACTTGCTGTTTTAGCTCGTCTCTAGTAATCTTATCGTTTGGTTCAAATACAAACCCTGTTGCAATTGTTTGTAGTTGACGTCTTAGATAACCAACAAGTCTTGCAACATTAATGCGATCTAGCGCACTAGTGCTTCCTGCACGAGTCTTGTTACCATAGTTTAGAATGCCACTACCGTTAAAGAATGCAATTGGATTTACTCTGTTTGTGTATAGTGTATCTCTAACACTCTCACGAATGTTATCGTTAACAAATGCACCTGTTGCACTATTAATATAACCAATACTTGCAACATTGTCTACTAGTCCTCGTCTTGTTCCTGCTGGTGCAAACCAAGGGAAACTAATATCATCGCTTCTTGCAATTGTGCGTAGCATCATATGACTTGCTGGAACAACAATTGTGTTGCCACTAAGGTCATTTGTTGTAGCACTTGGATAGAACACACCCATATATGGATCACTAGTAACTAGTCCATCTTCACTGTTGTCTGCTGCTGCTGTAGCGTTTGTTGCCCAGTTCTCAATAGCAGTACTTGTTGCTGCTAGTCTCATCGGAGCATCGCCTACCACAAACGCTGTTTGGCGTCTATCATTGTTTAGGCTTACCATGTTGCTGATTAGCTCTGGATAACCTGGTGCTGCAATTGTGTTAAAGATTCTTGCATCTTCTCGAAGCTCTGTACTTGCATCAAGTGCAGATTTCATTGCTGTTGCAACAATGCTACGAACTGCTTTACGTCCAAATGTACTACCACTCTGTGTTACCCATGCATCCTTTTCTGTAGGAAGCGTTGGATATGTACTTGTGTCACTAAAGTTAGTGCGTGAGAAGTAATCGCTCTTGAACTGCTTTACACCATATGTACTACGTCTTGTATTAAACAACATCATACCACGTGGATAAATTGTTGGATCAGGACGGTCAATATCTAATGTATCGTCTGTTAGTAGACTAGCAGTTGTTGCAATTGTGCCAGTAACAACATCAGTTGTTGTGTCACCCATAAAACGTGCATCACCGAAAATAATACCATTTTCAGTTGTGTTGTCTGTTTTATCAATTGCTACCCAACGTGCTTCACCGCTTACAGTTTCTCGTCTGTACAGTGACGGATAGTTCTCAAGATCACTTGTATCAATCCACAGATCACCATTTACTAGTACAGTGTTATCACTTTGTACAGTAGGCGCTGTTGTGCTAAAGATAACACCTGCTGGATCTGTATCTGCTAGTGCAAAGCCACGTGTGTCAGTAATATTCTGATAACCTCTCCAGGTTGTGCCATCATGGATCATAATGTCTGATTCAAATCCGCCTGCATACCAGTATGTGTTATCTGATGGGTTTGCACTTGGTGCGCTTGACGCTGCAGTGTATGTGCTTGCAATCCAGTTACTTAGGATAAGATCACTGTCATTGCCTGAACGAACTTGTCCAGTTGTTACACTTGTTGAAATACCTGCGTCTGCAATTGGTGTTCCGCTTGTATCTTTCAGTACAATTACACCGCCTAGTGCATGTGTAATTTTTAGATATCCAGCACTATTAACACTTGCACTAACGTTTGCAACGCCTGCGCCGTTAATATC